TGTAATAGTCTTGATTGTTTCAGTTCCATCAGTAGAACGAATGATGACTTGAATATCTGAATCTGCGAATATCTTGAATGTGTATGAGAAAGTAGTTGTAGAGTTATCACCACTATAACTGTTTCTAACTGTAGTTGAAGATATTGTCATTGCTAGAAACCTTTAAACAAACTTGATGGTTTTGTAAACAAAAATTCTTGATCTCCGTCTTTTTTCATTTGTCTTTCCATTCTTTTAAGATAGCCAGGAGATAATGTTTCCATCATTTGATAGCCAATAGCATAATCAAATGCAGTTTTAGTATAAAATAAATTTAAAAAAGGAACGTTTCCAATAACAGATTTATATGCCTGTCTTTGTGCTGCATCTATCTTCCCTTCTTTAATATAATCAAATACTTTATATGCTTTTGCAGCCTCTGATATTACTGGACCAGCTAATGTAGCAAGAACACCAGCATTACTTTTTGATTCTTGAAATAAGAAATCACCATAAATACCTAATCCACCACCCCTTGCTGCAGAAGCAAACCAAGTTTTTAAATCTGTTGGATCTTTTGGTGTTTTACCTTTTAATATATCTAATACAGAATTTGAAATATAACCAAAAATTGTTGCACCAATAAATAGATTTGCAATACCTAAAGCTCCTTCTCCAGTTCTACCAGCTTTTATTGCAGCTAATTCTCTTCCTATAGACTTTTGTGTAAATGCTATAGCAAATCCTTTAAACTGTCCCATAAATCTTATTGCTTCACCCATTGGAGTTCCTGCTAATAATCCTTGTTTCATAAAAGCTCTAACTCTTGCATCAGATTCAAGAACAGCAAATGAAGATCTATCTACAAATATACCAGTTACTTTTGTTTTTAAGTTATCTTTAAATAAATCAATTTGTCTTTGACTTGGATTTTTCATATCCATCAAAGGTAATATTTCTTTATTTGTTAAATTATCTATATTACGAACAGAAAAAAATTCAGTTCCATCTTCAGCTTTTTCAACATCCATTTTTCTAATAGTGTTCCAAATCTTTTCATCAATACCAAAGTGAGTTATTAATCTTTTAAATTTGTCATCTAAATTTCCAAATGCAACAGATCTTTTATTAGCAACATAATTTCCTAAACCAAGAACAGAACCTTCTTTTAAAGAATCAGTCCACCAGCGAAGTAAGTTAAGTTTAAAAAATGTTCTTTGTATTTTTGTAAATCCTTTATTTAAAACATCTCCAGTTGAATAACGACCAGCTAAATCATGAGTAATATTATCATTCATAAATCCTAACTGTTGAGCAATAGCTATTCTTCTTTCTGAAGATTTTATTTTAGATAAAGCTGACATTGCTTCTTGTACTCCACCTAAATAAGTTTTACCTTGCCATTTTAATTCTCTTGCATAGTTATGAATATCTGTAAAAGAAGATATAACTGCACCTCCTAATTTAGTCATGTTAGCAACTGATCTAGTGATTGCTGACCATTTTGCACCACTAAAATGACTAATCATATTTACTCTTCCAGTTACTTCGTCTAATTGATATTGAAAAATTCTTTCATCATCTTTAATTTTTTGAGTAATTTTTTCATTCTTTAATAAATTTCTTGCAACTAATCCTTTTATTGTGTTAAAATTTTCTTCTGGTTTAGTTCCTAATACATTCATTATACCAATATTATTGGCAGATCTTTGCAAGCCAAAGAATAAAGATTCTCTTAAATTTCCAAATCCAAATTTTTTATTATAATCAAACCAATCATCAGATGTTTTAAATAACAAAACTCTTTTTGCATTCATGTTCTTTGTAATATCTCTTGATCCATAAGATGCAGCAGAGCCATCTGTAACTATATGTTCGTTACGAGCTAATGAATTATAAACATTATTTAAAAATTCATCTTTATTATCAAAGCCACTAAATGTTTCGTCTTTTAACTTTGGAGTAATGTATTCTTTCCATGCTTTTAAATTTCTATCTAATCCACCATCTAAATCATCTGCTTCTTTTCCAGACAATTCCTTTAATACTTTTGCTGCGTTTCTTATTTGAAATGGATCATGTGTTTGTCTTACAATCCAACCAGGTAATTTACCTATATTAGCACCAAGGTTGTTTAATCTTTTTCTTATAGATTCAGAATAATCTGACATTATGTTTGCTAATTTTATAATGTCTTTATTTTTTTCTGTTATTGCTTTGCCTTCTCCTGATTCCCAAATTGTTTTAGATAATCTTCTATCTATATCTTCGTTTGCTGTAGAAAATAATTCAACTACATTATTTTGTCTTAGTTTTTCATAAAATGCAGATGATAATTTTCTATATTCAGAAAGTTGAGAAAGTGCTACAGAAGCTCTTGCTCCTGATTTTTCTAAATTACTACCAACTAATATAGCTGACAATCCTTCTGATTCATTACCTTTAAAATCAATTAATACTTTATCTACAGCTGTTCTTATTTTAATTTCATTTTCAATAGCGTTTCTTTCTTTAATCTTTTTAGATATTTGTTGTTCTTTTAAAACTTGATTTGCTAATTCATCTTTTAAAGTATTATCAAGATTTTCTAATTTAGCCTCTCTTTGAGTTTTTCTAATATTATCAATAATATCTGCTGCTTGTTCTTGATTGACATTACCTCTTTTTAAAGCCTGTGCTACTAAATCAATACATTTATCTTTTGCCATAATTATATGTTGTTAATACAGTTAATACCATCAATGATAGCATCTTTTATTTCTTTCTGTTTATCAGAAATTTCTTTTGATTCATTTTTAGAAGTTTGTAATTCTTTACTATCTTCAATATTTAAATCTTTTTGTTTATCTTTTAAAACATTTAATTGATCATCTAAAGATTTATTTTCTCTATCAATAATTATTTGATCTGATTCTTTTGTTTTTAAAGTATTATCTAATTTATCTAAAGTATTTTGTTCTTCTGTTTTAAATTCTTGTTTACCAGCATTTTCATTTATTGGTTGTCTTGAAGATGTTTCAAGAGTGTTATCAACTGAGTTTTTAGAGTTGTTTTTATCTTTTACATTTATATCTTCATTAATTTGTGCATCTCTTAATTTAGGATCAAGATTAGCTATAGGAGTTACATCAACTGGTTTTCCTTCTAATAAATCAGATAAAGATTTTACAAGTAATAATCTTCTGGTTTCTGGATCTGTTTCAGAAAGTCTTAACATTATCTCTGAATTAGCTGGATAATATTCTTTATACAAATTAACAGCAGGATCTTCTGTAGAATTTATTCCAGCAGAATCTCTTGCTTGTTGAACTCTTTCTTTAAAATCTACACTTGTTCCAAAATCTTTTAAAGCACCTATTCCAACATGCAATCCTCCTCCAATAATAGATCCAAATGTTACGTTTAAAAAACTATCCATTAAACCATAGTCTGCTTGTTCAGCTTGTGCTACTCCGTAAACTATAGGTTCTATTAATGCAGCTCCAACTGCTCCTTCAACAACACCTTTAGCAAGTCTAGCAGTGGTAAATCCTTGTCGTGCAACTAAAGATGCAAATCTAGCTTGACCAACAACTGGTATAAATGCCGATGCAAGGTTAAGAGGATCTGCCAAACTAACTCCCAATCCTGTTGCAAATTTTAAAGTACCAGCTACAACACCTGTTTGACCACGAGCAAGTCTATTTGCTCTATCTATTTCTCTTAATTTACTAGCAGATATTAGATCAACAGTTGATTGTTTTTCATCTTGATCAAATAATAATCCAATATTAGAATATTTTTTATTTAATTCTTCTTTTGGAATTAGTGGTTCATCTTCTGTAGATGGATAAACATTAGGATAAAATTCATCAATCTCATTACTAACACTTCCGTTTCTTGAAGCAGTTAAATTTCCATATCTAATTAAAGATGGTGTTGCACTAAAATTCCAAGCATCTTCAGCTGTAACTCCTAAAGTTTCAGATAAAGTTAATTTATATTTATCAAAACCTATGGCTTGAGCATTTTCTTCTGTGTCTAAACCAAAACCTATATTAGGCATATATTATTGTAATAGTATTTTTTTACTTTTAAAACCAATATCTTTTTCTATTATTTTTGAAAAATCAATATTTTCATTTGAGTTTGGTAATTTAGATGATGTGTCATTAAAATTTATTTTAATTTGTTCACCTTTTTTATTATTTAATATTCCAATACTACCATCATAAAATTTTACAGCTAAAACTAAACTGTTACCATCAGCAGAATTAATCCACATTCCATTTTCTTTTATTTGATTTTTCATGCCTTTGTTTAAAATATCTTGAGAAATTTTTTTGTCATTTGATTTAAAAGGTTCTAAATCTAATTTGTCTATATTATCATCTTTTATACGATTTGCTTTTTTATCTATATATTCAATTTGTGTTTTAGTTAATCTCTCATTATTGTAAATTCTTGGAATAAAATAAGTATCTCTAAAAACAAAATTATCATTTATATAAGAAGTAGATTCTTTTACTGCAGTATCCATATCCATTCCTCTAGACATTTTATTTGCTGCAACATAAGTTAATACATCTTGTATGTTGCTTAATTTTTTATTAGCAGTAGATGTTACAAATGGATTTCCCATCATAACTACTTTTCTAAAATCAGTTAATTCGTTTGCAATTTCTGATTGTAATGATTTTTTAGAATCTTTAGTTGTTGCTATATATTTATCTAATCTATCTCTTTCTTCTTTTGAATCTATGCTTAATGCTTGTTTAGCAAAATTTGAATCTCCTAAATAAGAAACAAATTCAGCTGTTATTGGCAATCCATTTTCAGATTCTGTTAATTGATTTAACAATCTACCATAATTATCTCCATATTGTTTTTCCAAATCATTAAGATATTTAATTTTTCCATTAACATCTTGATTGTTATAATCTTGAACTATTCTAGCAGCATCTTGTTGTGGTAATATTTTGATCTTTTCATCGTTGACACCTATTACTTTTTGAGCATCTACAACAGAACCAATGTATTTTTGAAACTTACGATCTTTAATTGCAGGATCTGTTTCGTTAGTAAAGTCAGAGTACTTTTCTTTAACATCTGGGTTAAATTGCATAACAATAGAAGCTGGATCTTTTTTTAACATCTCATCTTTTTTAGATGCAAAGTTTATAAGTTTTTGTTTCATTTCTAAGTCAAATGATTCAGAACCTGGTCTGATTGGATAGTTAGCAATGATGGAAGATTCTGTTCCTATTTTTGCATTAAATATTTTTGTAGATTCTCCTTTAAATATTATTAATCCAGATTCTTTTTCTTTAAAATCTGTATATGCTTGTATTCCAAGTATTGGTTTAATTGTTTTTTCATCAAACTTGCTAGGCATTCCTGATTCAATTAAAGCAAAGTGATTTTTAATTCCATCTGTTACAGCTGGTCTAGCATCCGAATTAGCTTCGTTAATTAATCTTATTCTTTTTTCACCAAGAATATCTGGATAGTTATTAATATCATTAAGTTTAAGAGCAGTTCCAACAGGATCTGTATTTAAATCTCTTTTAGCTTCTAATATTTGAACTGTTTCTGGTATTCCTCTTACTTTTTTTTGATATGTATCTTCATCAATAATAAAATCTTTTCTTAAATCTTGATATAAAACTCCAAGATCTGAATAAATAGTTTCTTTTTGAAGAGGATTGTCAGAATATAAGCCATTTGTAATTATTCTTTGTTCTTTAATATCTGATTGATTAACTCTGTCTTGAATTAAATTTTCTCTATTTTTTATAAGAACAGATGATAATTGTTTTTTTTCATCAGATAAATAATTATTAATAAATAAATTTTTAACAGAACTATTTGGAGCTTCATTAGCATATTTTTCTTTAATTATTCTTGAATATTCTAAAAATAAATTTGAACTACCAGTTGGATCGGAAGATTTAGAAAGTCTTGCTTTTGTTTCTTCAAGTTCAATAGATGCTCTGTTTTCTAATTCTAGTGCTTGAGTTTTTTCAACAACAGCTTGTTCTTTTGCATAGTAATCAGTTAATGATTTTATAACAGGTTCAAATGTCCCAGCAGGAGTGCCTGCTCCAGACAAAGGAACTTGAAAAGAAGTTTTAATACTTGATGATTCCGCAGTTGGAGTTCCTTGAGCTGTAAATGTAGGTATCTTTGGCATTAGAATGATCCTGAGTATCCTGTTGGGTTAGAGTAATATTGTGTATATGAAGATGCACCATCTAAAGTTTTTCCTCCACCAAGTAAACTTGATCCAGCACCTGATTGAGCAAATGTAGTTGCTCCTTTAAATAAAGTTCCCATTGCAGCCATTCTTCCAGTTTGTCTAGCCATATCACCTTGTATTCTATAAAAGTTTGCTTCTTCAAATTTTCTTGCTTTTGAAACATCACCTTCATACTGAATAACATCTTTTTGTATTTCTGCTTCTCTAGCATTAGCCATAGCAATTCTTAATGAAGTTCCAGATCCTTGTTGAACTCCAGCTTTAGCAGTTGATACTTCTGTCTTTCCAACAAATCTTTGGTATTCTTTATCAAATTGACCAAGTTGAAATTCTGTTCTTTTATCTATTGCACCAGCTTCTTGTTCAGCAATTTGAGCATTTCTATTTTGAATAGATTGATTGTATTTAC